AACGTGCGTAAGATGTAATCTTCACTGAGGGTAATAATCCCCGCTTGCACCAATAGCGCGTCACGCTGAGCGCGGTCAAGATTTAAGCCTTGCTCATCTTCCATGATAAAGACAGGGGCTGTACCGGTAAAGCCGTTCAGCGTATGCAAGGCATTGACTAAGTTTTGCACAGTGCTCGACACTAAGCGCATGTCTGCATCGTGCAGTCATGATCATGATTGCACAGCAAGGGTATGGGTGTTGCTAGTGTAGTGCTAGATAAGTCAAACGCGCCGCAGTCATAACTGCGATGATCGGTGATAATGCCTCCCGCGTAAGCAATACCCGTCAAACGGCGTTTGCCGTCGGTGATGGGGCTTATCTCTGCACTGGCTAGAAATTCGTAAGGTTGTGACATGCTGTGTTGAATAATGTGATGTATGTTTTGCTAAATTTAGCATTATTTTTGAGTTGCATGTGGTGAAAAGTCCATATATGGACAATTGGCAGTTTTTGGCATAAAAAAACCCGCTCGGGGCGGGTTTTTTTGGGTTTGTTGGCTTAGACTTACCGACCCAGACTTAAATGTGCCTCAATCTGCCTCAGCACTTCATCTGCCCAATCTTGCGGCAAATCAGCTTGTCCGTTTCTAATCGGTAAATAAGGCCGTGCCGGTAAGCCGTTTCTATCGCTACCGAATTGGTGCGCTATGGCTAAGCCTGGCGTTTGTGGGTTATCTAGGAGTCCGACTTTGACGTAATCACTTCCAGATTGGGCATTGATACGGTTAAAGATGTGTTGATGTGTGTCGTTTAGTGGGATACCGCCAGCGCGTCTAGGCATAGCATCGATATAGGCGGCGGATAGCGGCTCAAACGGATCACCCCAAGGCATTTCGCCGCGTCCCAGTTGCTCTTGGATTAAGCCCACCAAGGCCTCGCCAATGCTGTCCATAGCCGGTTGCAGGTTGTTGATGTGGCGCACTAAGTTAGCCAGTGCGGCGTTGATTTCAGCATCGTCTAGGGTGATGGTGGTCATTTATCTATGGGTGTTTGGGTTGTTTCTGTATTCAGACCAACTTTCCGCAATGAACTCGTTAATGTTTTTTCTGGCATATTTTGACACCTCTTTTTTGGTATTGGTGCATCTTTGCAGCACCGCTTCCAACGGCGTATTGCTTCCTCTTCGCCATGTTTATTAAGCCAAATAAAAAAGGTCTCATCCCGTCCGGCAATGAAAGATGATGCTATATCATTAACATGCTCTAATGTTGGTGCATGTATCTTAGTCATGTAGTTTTTTCCTGTTATATCTTTCTATGACAATATTTCCTATTTTTTCTGACAATATCCTTGGTGCGTTACTACTTCTAAATTCATTCCATCCTTCCGCAATAAATTCATATATATTTTCAAAAGCGTATTCACTTAAATAGGAATGATTGTTATATTTATTGTCATATTGATAATACAAACTCAAAAGTTCTTCATCATTGGACAAATCAAGGTAAGTAGTTAATTGATGTCCCATTTCATGATTTGCCAATGACTTAATTGAATCACACCCTGCTGGATACCATTGGCTATCAACAGCATCTTTTATATCTTGCGCTAACCTTTTAGATTGATGCCCAAAAACTTTATTAACAGCGATTCCTTTTACCCCGTTACGCTCTGATGATTGCGCTAACCTATTATCTATTATTATTTCTTTTATCGCCTCTTCTGCATATTTTTTTAGCTCTTTTTCGTTAATTTCAGGATTTAATTTTTTTAGCTCAATTAAATAGCTTTTTATTTCATAATCCCGCCATTTTTTTACTTGGGCTTGTATCGTACCAATAAACTCCTGATTTATTCTAAGCTCCGGGAAGTCCCTGATATGCTCAAAAAGCGATTCATTAAACGCATTAGCAACATCTACTTTTACGCCTGAATAGTCGGCATAGTCAACTAGATTGTTATCAACCGCCCACTTATTTGCTTCTTTGACAGTTTTTGCAGGAGTAAATTCATTACTTATAGTCGCCATAGTCGCTAGTTTATCATCCAAAGCCGACATCAATACAGGACTTGATTTTGTGCGCTTATCCGCCAAAGCCTTATTAACCCCCGCCAGCCTATCACTAGGATTATAGTCCCAGCCCTTATCAGGCAATGCTGGCGTACCGTCCTCTAATAACGCAGGATTATTTCAGCATCGTCTAGGGTGATGGTGGTCATTATGAAACAGCACCATAAGGAATGGGTAACATTTCTATTTCCTTGCCCTTGGCAACGGCTTCAAGCAATAACTCGGTGGTTATGTCTGGCACACCAATTCCTCCCAGAGGCACACTGCTTACCCCAAATTTTTCTTTATAAGCTTTGCACGCGTCATTGAAAGCCTGGCCTTCTGGCGTCCTATAGCGCGTTTCTCCAAAGCTATCTACGTATGAAATCAATGCGTCTGTCATTTCAAAATGTCCTTGAATAATTCTGTTAATGTGGGATAAAAAGAGTGTATTGCGGTTGTCCATACCTTGCTATCACTACCCAGTAAGCTCGTTAAGTTAGCAAAAACTTCAGTCTGTTGGCCATAGCCCGCTCTTTTTTTATAATAGCTAGTTGGATGTCCGCTTCCTCCATATGGCCCATCATACCCCAGCAATTTGTTTTTAGTGGCTGAACCCACGGTATCAGTGAATAGTCCGACTAACCCTTTTTCAAACATTGAGCGATCCTCTAATTCATAGTCGGTCAATATTGACGTCATGAAGGTAGCGGCGTCTCTGGTTTCAATAGCCTCAATAAATGTTGACATCCTTATATCTCTGAATAGACCCGCATCAACATGCACTGTTTCCTTGACAAAGAAAGCCTCTACATCCTCTAATGATAGTCCTATTTTACCGGCTTTTTCAGATAAATAACGGCTTCTCTCTACATCAGTTAGCGCCTCAATTTCACTCTTTAAATTCGTTAATTTTTTGGCTCTTTTTACAATAAAATCTTCGTATTTTTTGCTAGTTCTACCATAGCCGGACGCATTAACAATCGCTTTTGTATCAGTATTCATGGCATCTGTAAAGTCCGGCATTGAGCTTCTCAAGCGGGTAGTACCATCGCTATTAGCCATATCTAAGTAATGGCCATATTCATGCCGCCAAGTCGCTTGTCTCTTAGGGTCATTTATATCATAGTCCTTCATGTGTATTTTGCTTGATTGATAATACGCTCCATCGTTTAGGTCTACTGTATGCAATCCCTGAAAATCACCATCATGCTTTTTAATCGCCCCTTTAATCCAGTCAGGACTATCGGCAAAACTCGCATCATGCCAAGGCGCTTGTTGTGTTCCTGCTTGCCAGAAAACGTCCGGTGCTTTTAGCCTATCATCCAACGCCGACATCAATACAGGGCTTGATTTTGTGCGCTTATCCGCCAAAGCCTTATTAACCCCCGCCAGCCTATCACTAGGATTATAGTCCCAGCCCTTATCAGGCAATGCTGGCGTACCGTCCTCTAATAACGCAGGATTATTTAAGCCTTTGCCTGGGGCACTGCGCGCCTTGGCTTGATGCTCTGATAACGAGCGAATAGAACAGCGGCAACGATACCCATTTGGCGGACTGTGAGTTATCCAGAAGGGATCATCCACCCGTCTAATGATACCATCTAAGGCTAAATGAGCAGGACGGACGCGGCTGTCATTAATCGCGTCATACATAATATAAGGGCGTGTGGCTTGCGTGAGCAAGATTCTATCCCAACGGGCCGCCATGTATGAGCCTTGCAAGTTGGTGCGGTAGATGTTGTCCAGTCGATGCTTGGGCAGGTTTAGCGTGCCGGATTCAAGCATCTGCTTTTTCCACGCGCCAAACGTGCCGCCCTCAGTAATCACTTTATCCAGGGAATCTTTGACGGCTTGCAAGGTGTCTAAACTGGTTATGCCTGCAATACTGAAGGCCTGTTGACGGGCCAAGCCTTGCAGGTGTCCGTAATAAATATCAGGCAGCACCACGCCACGCTTGACGGCTTGGGCAATGGCTTCGTTAAAGGAGACATTAAAGCCAATGCTAACTGGCTTAGTCGGCATGAGCATAGCCCATGACATCGGCGGCAAACAAACAACGTTCTACCTGTTGCGTAAATTCTGCATAATCCGCGTCTTTTAACACCACAGCTAAGCGTGCGATTAAATCCTCTGGATCAGTTGCGCCACGGATTGCTGAGGCAATAGCGGCATCTTGCAAGGGTGGCTTAAGGTGCGTGAGCATATCGTCCGCCAGTTTTTCAATCTGCATTTGTTCGGGCGTAAAATCGTGGCTCTTGCTGAGTGCCGAGAATTTCGCTGGTGCTGGCGTTGGGGATGCTGGCGTTGGCGTTATCGGTGTTGGCGAGGTAATTTCCCCCGCTTCAAAATCAAACGTGCGTAAGATGTAATCTTCACTGAGGGTAATAATCCCCGCTTGCACCAATAGCGCGTCACGCTGAGCGCGGTCAAGATTTAAGCCTTGCTCATCTTCCATGATAAAGACAGGGGCTGTGCCGGTAAAGCCGTTCAGCGTATGCAAGGCATTGACTAAGTTTTGCACAGTGCTCGACACTAAGCGCATGTCTGCATTGCGTCGATCTTGTCGCACAGCATCATGCACTTTAGCCGCTGCGTAACTGCCAGAATTCCCCACATCGCTGGTTAAAGTTTGTCCTAAAATAAGTTTTTGAATACGCTTAGTTACCGCCGTTTCAAACTGATCAAAGCTGCCGCCGGTTTGCGTAACACTCATAAATTCAGCCGTCCACCCGTCGGGCAAGGCTAACACAGCATCCTGCGAGGCGGTTGCAAGTTTTTCGCTTAAATGTTCAGCAAAGCTTTTTCCGTCATTGTCCAAGCGGTCCGGTGCCGTGCCTTTTAAAAACGGGATACCTGAGCGTTCAAGATTTTTAGCCCAGAAACGCCAGGCATTGGTTCTAAAGTGCCAGGCCCAGTATAAGCGTGATAATAACGCCTCGCCATACGGGTTTCTATAACTGGGATTGCGAACCGTGAGCAAAAACTTAAGCTCAGTATCCACTACCACACCTTCTACGCCGACATCCAAGTTATTGCGATAGATTAACGTGCCGTCATTTTTGGGTTCAAACCACTCAAAAGGCTTTTCAATTACCGATTGAATGCCTATTTTTCCGTCTGGAAGTTGTTTATAAATAACCTCTTGGACGTTATAGCCATACAGCACAGCATGAAAGGCATTTTTTAAGATGTTGGGTAAATGTGGCGTGAGTTGTTCCCAAATGAAATTAACTGCGCGGCCTTTGCCGGGTTCTAAGCGCCACGGTGTTGACACTAACGCTTCACGTCGTGTTTCAATCGCGGCACTGATCTCATCATCGGTTTCTAAAGCGCGTAAATCTTGACGGCGTAAGCCTGATTTACCCAGGGTTAAATCGGGATCGGGCATTTGTGTAATCAGCGCATTCAAGCGTTGATCTACAGCGGTCTCGGTGAACCGACTGGCTGGCGTGGTGGGCATTTTTGGGCGAGTAAAGAACTTAAACAGCGACATAATTAGCGTCCTTTTTATTGCAAATAAGGCGGATTTGTTGATTGGTTTCGTACGTCACAAAGTGTTGACCGCATTGTAAACAGCGTCGATACCGCTCAATCATGACATCATATTTTTTCGTGGCATACACCTGCGTTGAGGCATTAAGACATTGAGGACAATGCATTAAAACACCCTCACCCCTGCCGATTTTGGCAGGGTACCGCCATAATTGGCAGATAGATAGGCGTACACTAAAGCATCCACTAAATCATCGTGTGCTGAGTTTGGAAATGCAACCAATTCATCCTCCAATTGTTTAATGTGGTTACCACTGTTGGCGGGCACATGAGCAATAAAGCCCTGCTCATACCTCGCCGCTAAGGGCATCAAGCGTGATTGCTTATCTTTGTCGGGTTTCACAGCAATCACCGGTAAGCTGGTCGTGCGCATTAACTCCTGTACCGCTGCCAGCTGGTACTGCACCGATTCAATAAAAATCGATGACACAGCGTAATGAGTGGCAACGTTTTTAATCCAAACTTGTACCTCATGAAAAGTCGCCTTTTTGGCTTCAGCATGGATAACATGAAAGCTTCCTGCCTCCATCCCGCCTATCACCAGCGCACTACTGTCCGCACCTGTTTTTAAACTGATCGCTAAATCCACACCCATTGATAATCGGTTTGGTGTTATTGTTGAGGTTTTAAACCAGTCGCGCTGAATAATGCCCTTATTCATGTTGACAAACTCGCCGTTTAAATACGCGTCCAAGAGTTTGGCGGGATACTGATCCCGTAAGTTATCCACATAATCAGGGGGAAGGTGTTTATTATCAGTGGTGCGTCCCTTAAATAACACATAGCCTTTTGCCTCTGCAAGATGGTGGTCACGTCCCCATTGCTCATACACAAACCGAAAGCCCTCAGGGGTAGTGCCAACTGCCATAGTATTGCGGTGACCACCGGTTATCTTTAAACGGTTACGGGCCAAGGCACGCTGCCAAACCAACTCAGCTTTATCAGTGGGCAGCGTGTCTAATTCATCCAGCAAACTGTGCCCCACCTCATACCCCACCAAGCGGTCAGGATCATCCATTGTTCTAAAAATCACCGTGCCAAAACCTTTCAGCGATAACGTAAAATTGCTTTTATTCTGCTCAAACTCCAAACCGGCCTCAGTGAGTAAATCCACCAAACGCTTATACCCCACCAAGCGCACCAAATCATAGGTTGGCATGTAATACGCAATATCAGTTTTGTGCTCGATTAACAGCCTGATTGCACGCAAAGCCAGTGCGTGAGACTTGCCCGCACCATACCCCGCAACAAAAGCCGGGAACGGCGCATCTGAGTGAATAAAGCCCGCTTGTGATAGTGTGCCACGCGTTTCAAGGATCATTCAGCGACCACACGAAAACCGCTAATGGCAGGCGGCCCGTTATTAATCTGAATAGCGGTATCAGGGGTTTTGCCTAACACCGTTTCTTTAGCGTCTTTAAGCGCAGCTTGCGCTATTTTGTGCTCGACAATATCTGTATCATCACCAATCTTTTTCATCATGGAAGACATATTTTTAAGCGTTGCATTGGTAAAGAATTGGAGGTGTTTTGTGCGTTCTTCAATCTCTTTTTCAACAACGCTCAACACTGTTGACTCAAGTGTTGAAATTTCAGCCTTAACCCTAGCACTGTCTGCAATTAACTGTTGATAAATGCCCTTTTCCCAGCCGTCTTTTTTAGCACGTTTAGAGACCGTTGCACGATCAATCCCCGTCTCTGAATTAATTGCAGATAAAGACTTGCCAGCCTCAAATAAAGCCTTGGCTTTTTCCCAGTCTGCCTGCGTTGCCTTAGCCATAACTTGTTTTACACACTCTTAATGCCCAGCATCTCTTTCCAATGCGTAATCAGCCAAAACCCGATGGCAGACAAAATAGCCAAAAAAACCGACCCTAACACCTGCTCAGTAATTTTCTGATACAAATCTGCTTTACGTTTGTTTTTTTCGATTTCTTGCTGCACAAACTCAAGAAGAGGCTCTGAATGCTCGATAAACTCATCGAGTTTATTCATTTTGTACATAATTAAATTAATTTCTGATATTTTATGACACGCAAGCTCATTATCAGCCATCACTATTCTTCCCATCTGGCGCGGCGACACCAATGCCCCCTGACAACGCAAAAATCAGCATAATCAACGCATCTTTTTGCTCAGGTGTAACCGTAATAATACCAAAACTCCCTGCCACTAAAATAATGCCCCGCCACGTTGACGGCTCTCTAAAACGTTTTGACCAGTACCCCATCACACATCCCCAATTAATGTTATCGTGAGGTTAGTGTAAGACAAATCAGGCAAGAGATTAATATGACAGGCTTCACAACACGGTAAGTTAAAACAACACAAACTGATGCTCTTTATCTGTACCTGTATCTTTATCAACCCGTTGACAAATAGCAATAATGCGTCTATTTGATAGCTTAAATCGACGCACCAGACTGGTAATGCTTGCGCCCCGCGCATACTCGGCTTTTATCTGTGCATCCCGATGTTGTAAAAATTCTTTATAACATTTTGGGATGTATACCGCCGTCCCGCCAAAATGACTGCATAACACCAACCACGACGCAGGATCTACCTCAATATGCGGAGGCACGCTGCCCTGTTTAGGAAAAAAAATAGATTCCCCCCCGTAGTTTTTCACCAGCTCGCGGGTAGCGTCTACGCCAATCGCCTCACATAAATTATTGATGATTTCGTAAGCAAATTTCACCCAGCACTCTTAACAAGGCTGTAAAAATAGCGACATCTCAGCGGTACGCCTAAGCGTTAAGCCCTTTAAAATCTTACCACCGGCCTTATCCCACTTTAAAAACTCCACCGACGCGCCCGCATAATCCTTGGCGTTTAGTTTTTTTAACAAGGTTGATGACGCTAAATTGCCCGCGCCCACGTTATAGGCAAACGACACCAACGCGCCCAGTTGATTATCGTTTACATCTACTTTAACTAATGCTTTGACTTTATCTTCAAACGCTGTCAGATCAAATGCGAGCATTTCTTCAGCCTGAGCAAGCGTCAATGCAGGATATTTTGCTAAAGCCTCTGCTTTGCCTGATGCACCTTTTAAAAAAGCATTAGTAGACTTGCTGCGTAACGCCCGACCATAACCCACCGTCCAAATCCCCGCAGGGCACATCTTCGGCTGCAAGCCAATCACAGCTAAATCGCCATCATGAACACCCTCAAAACTCTTTACTAAATCAATGGCCGCTTTGCAAATCATCATCGCTCCTTATTTATGGATTAGGAATTAGGGATTAAGTTTTTTTACTCATCCCTAGTTGATCGTCTCTCACTTACGCTATTTTTTAATTCTTTCCCACAATTCTTTCCCACACATCTCGACACTCAATACAGCACCACCTAGGTGCCACCATTCTGCCCTGCACAGGGACTGGC